CCCTACGAAGTATCCGTTCTCTTGTCTTACGCCAAGTTCTTGTGCCTACTCCTGACTTAGCCATTAATACCAGCCACGTTTATTATGGAAAGCGAGCGCATTACATGCTGTTAAATGTTTATGTTTAATATATTTCAATCCTTGATCTATTTGGTAAAACGGATCTTTGCTCTTTAGGTTTAATAGCTGTGGTATTCCATATGCACTACTGTTTGGATTTTTTGCCTTGTAGTTCCATCTTGATTCTTTATACCAAAGATCACTTACACAATAGAACTCTTTGAAATCATAGTTTAATTGCATAAATGTATATTGTTTATAAACGTTTATATTAGCTGCTTGTACTGGCTCTAAGGCTATCATTTGGCTCACAAATAGAGATATCCCAATTAGCGAGCACCTTGCGAGCCATCCCCTACGGGGCTCGCCTTTTCGCCCTTGAAGGCGAATGCTTCTAAAGCGTATCATATGTAATCAAGCACCTTTCATTTTTGAACGGGATCTTGGGAGTGTCGCTACTGCTTACATGCACCACATTTGTTGTATTCCATTTTCCAACCACCACATAATTCACATCGTTCAACTTGTTTATCCATGATATCTTCATCCAATCTTGCGCCTTTTCTGTAACACTTTTGGCATTCTGCGATGACGATTCCAACGGGCACATCCCATCCATATTCAATTTCAAATATAGTGGGTTTCTTGCACGCATTACATTTCATCACCGCAGCTTCAATCATGGCTTTGCGCCCCATCCTGTGCCCTTAAATATGGCTGGAGTTGCTTGATATACCTGCCTCATGACCGCCCCACATGTTTCGCATAATGGATTCTCATGGACAATTGGCAGGCTATATTCAATGATGATTTCTTCACCTGGACATTCATAATCGTATTTAGGCATGATGTCCGTAATCGATTCGGTTAATAACCCCACATCCAACGCATTTAAGCAATCCTTCAACATGAACCATGCGTGGATCGTTGCAAAGTTCGCAGCATTCAGATAGCGGCACAATGTCTGGAACTACGCCATTTTGCTGAAATCTTAAACGTAGTCCATCAGCTTTAATGATTTCTAAATCTCCCATTTATTTGTCCTTGTCTGGATCTGGAAAGTAAAACTTGCCATTGCTTGTAACTTTTGCCCATATTGGCTCGCATTGATCTGCCTTGCTTTTCTCAACGCATACATATCCCAAGAATGGTCTCCCAGTCTTACTGGTTCCCTCCTTGCGCAACATTTGACCATGCTTGCAATCGAAACTTTCGCTTATCTTCTCAGCGTTTAGCTCTTTTGCAACATCATCAACTGACCAAGCAACTGGTGCTGGATCTTCTAACTTAGGTGCTGACCAATCAGCATTTCTTAAAGCATCTACAACCGCAGCTGATCGAGATCCTGGTGCTCCATAAGTAGGCTTTACTTGCTCCTGGTTACCTTTTGCCACCTTTTGCATCTCTTGTTGAGATGGTCGTTTTCCTTTTGTGGCATAACCTGCGTTTGCAAGAGCTCTGCCAATTGCAGAAGTTTCGCAGTTCTCAAGAGCAGAAGTTTGATTAACACCCCTCGTTGCCACTGTTTCTTCAGCGATACCAGTTGTCCAAGCCTTCGCATCAACCTCAGTTCGATAAATCCGAGCCAAAACAATAAATCGATCTTTCGATGCTTCCAGTAACTCCGTTTCAATACGCCCATCTTGATGCTCCTTCCAGAACTTTTCTAAACGAACCTCTACTGGTTCATAATCATCTAAATTAAAACCCATAATTTAATTCCTGCTTTCCTTGTCGGTATTCCTGTTGTGCACGAAGATCCCAAGTGCTCCCATCATGCCAAGCCTCCACGTAGTGTCGGCATCTGTCGCAGTAGGCACGCTTTGTGCCGTCTGTGCTGGTCGTGATCCACGTTGCAGGATTTTGACCTTTAATTGTATGCGCTCCATATTGCGCTTTGCAGTAATCACACCAAACACTGCGATTAGAATTTCTCGTAATCATCTGTCAGCTGTGCTTCGAGAACATCTTCGAAGAATCCCAAGTAAGCGACTGAATCCGCAACACTGTCGTGATGTGTTGGTGTTTCAACCAAACGAGCGATCTTGAGCCCGACCATACAAAGCACAACTTGGTGTGCAGTAATTGGCATGTCAAGAATGCCTGACCAGATGTCTGCAATTCGCTTGTGGTTGGTATATGGAGATCCATAAATTCGACCTCTGTCTTGTGTAAGTATTGTTGCTTCTGCAAATAGCGCATCACGATTAGCGGACATTCTTCTGAACCACTTTCATGCCTTGTTCATAACCAGCACGCCATGCTTCATCTGTTTTCTTATTCATACGATCTTCACGCCAAGCAAGAAAACTGTAAACGACCACGAATGTAATCATGGCAATAGCAGCTGCTTGGATGTCTGTTATGTTTTCCATTTTGCTCCCGATCTCAGACGTTTGTCTGTTGGGATTAGTGTGGCTTAAATCAGCGACAATCTGTCAAATGTAATAGGCGTGTTAGATAACGATACTGTTATCAACGGCATCAATCTGTTCATCGATTGTGCGTGGCTTGTAGTCAGTCTCTCTAGACATAAGACTTTCCAAGAGCTGTAAATGATCCGTCTTTGTTAATTGGAATCATGTGTGGGGTCATGTTCTTACCATCCCAGTCCAAGATCACAATACCCATTTGCCAATTGGCTATGCCCTTTGTATAACTGGCTTTTTTCTTATCCATAAGATTACCAGTCTCTATGCCGTAAATCGTCCTATAATGGGCTCCTACGCCCTCTGTGTAGGCACTTAGCCCTAACTTATGGGTATGACCACAAACAACGCTCTTTCCTGCCTTTTTGGCAAGATTTAGGGCAGTTATGCCTGCGTTGGGGTTTGTGTTGCCTTCATCGCCATGAGCCAAAATCCAGCCCTTTTCAAATTCATAAAAGGTCTTATGGAATTGGATTCCCATTGTGGCAAAATCCATAAATTTGTCATACTGCAATTCTGGCAGGCTGATTAAGCCAGGTACTTTTAATAAAGTGTTGTATAGGCGATCAGTATGATTACTGCGGACAATATGAGCCTCTCTAGCATGCTCGGTGAGATCCCATAGAATTTGCTGAGTTGCTTCACGATCCCTGTGCAAAGTTTGTTCATAAGCCAAAGGTGTTTTTTCAGCCCAACGACTGATTGTTTGAAAATCGATTTCATCGCCAACGCAAAGAACACTGTCGAACTTCTCCCGCCTTGCTAATTTGATTACATTTTTAACTGCTACTTCATGGTGATAGGGGATTTGTAAATCCGAGATAACCAAGTATCGCTTAATGTATTAGTCCTCATCCTCATCGTCATCGTGGAATGGGGTTATGTCTGTATCAGCTGTTTGTGGGATCAGCCAATCAGGCATAGTGTTTTTGTTGTCCATTAAACCCAGTGCCACTTCAACGCTGAAACCTGACCTGCGCAGTGCTTGATACCATTCATGCAGTGCTATGGCGTGCATATCCAACGCAGTCGTTTCTTTACGAGCAACGCTCTTACGGACATACTTAGTCGGTTTCTTTTTAGCTGCCATGTTTTTAATTATCGCTCAAGAAGAATGTTGTAAATCTCATCGACACGCTCATTGAGACGTTTAATTTCTGCCATCAAATGAGTGATTACATAACTAGCAAAGCCACCGATTACTCCAATGGTTGCAAAATAAAGTGTGAAAAATTCTGATTGGTTCATAGTTTTTCAGTTATGCCAAATTCAGTTTCTTTTACATCTAAAGCCTTGATTACTGGAGCAATTAGCGCACCAAGCAATACTGCGTATTCTGGCTTCATGTCTCCAACGATTGCCAAGCCAACTGTAATTCCTGAAGCTGCAACTGCTCGCAGGTATGACTTGATCGCTGCTTTGTGTTTCTTGGTTAGTTTCATGCTTTACCTCCGAGTAGTGGAACATCGAAAAATGATGAATCCTGATCTCCCGCAGGGCTAAAAGAAATGTGGATGTGGTGCTTGTGTGGGTTAAATCCTGTGTAAGCCCTGTATTTCCAGTTTCCTTTAGCAGAGCAAATTTTACCATCAAAGATTATGTAAGAGATGCGTTTGCGCTTATCTGACTTGGCATAAATTCTTAACTGTTCAACCAGGTGAACGGCTATACCCTTGATCTTATTTAGATCCTTGTCCACATCGATAGCACGAACCACACCCGTATCATGAGCCGGATTATGGTCTGACTTAGCAGCTGAATGCCGAGCATCGCCAATCCAACCATCAGAAGCACGATCCCGATCTGGAAAACAATCATCAATCTGTTCCCTTAATTGAACGGCAGATTTACTCAGCCAGGGTTTCATTTAAGAAATAGAATTATGAGCAGCAACTACTGCTTCTGCTGCCGTTTTGTCTTTTGCTTTAATGTTTAAAAATAATTCATCATTTTCAATTAAAACATGACCTGAACCATCTTCAATATCAATTCCAGCAGCCCTTAATTCAGCACGAAGAATTGCACCATCAAGATTTTGAGGTAAATTAAATTTAATCATATTATGCTCCTAAATACGCTAATTCAAAGTAATTACGAATGCCAGTGTTGCTTAAAGTTAATGTGCCACCACTGTCTTGATAACCATCAACTTGCAGATAATCACCTTCTGCTAAGTAAAGAGTAACGGAAACATTGGAAGATGAGATATTTCCAGATCCGTTGCTTGCTCCAAAGTTTTCTGCAACCGAAGCACCATTTTTGAAAATTTTGATTAAGCGCACACCATTAGCAGCTGCGCCCCATCCCAATTGAGCAGAGATTCTGTAATAACCTGCTTTGCCTGATGGAATGGTTAAACGGCTTGGATTAGTTGTGTTATCGTGGAAATTATTAGTATCGTAAGTTTCAGCACCAAAATCAACAATAATGTCTGTTGCATTAGCAAAAGAAATGCCAGAAGTAATTGTTGCTCTTACTCCAACAAAAGTTGAACCAGATGCAGGAGTGCTCCATGCTGGAACTCCACCTGATACTGTTAATACTTGACCAGTTGTGCCAATAGCCAAACGAGTATTTGTGTTGGCAGTCGATGAACGATATTCAATATCGCCTAAAGTAGTTGATGGGTTAAGTGCTTTGGTCGTAGTATCAATCGCTGATCCCAAAGTGCGGATCGCAGCTGCACCATCTTTGACCAGATCGGTATCGTCTGGGGTTTCCCATGAATAATTTGTTGTGTTTGCCATATTAGGCTACTACTCCTATCGCGTCTTCCCATGTAAGTATACTAGATAAAGTGTTCCAAGTCTCTGAGGCGGATACCCCATTCCACTTGACTGCTACCTGGCTGAATTCAATTGGCGTTAAATTGATCGTCAGGAATAATTGATTAAATGAGGTGCTCCAACTCCAGCCCTCGACATAGCCTTCAAATTGACTTGAAGGATCTATTTGTACTGGTAAATCTGTAATTTTTATGGGCTGACCGACAAAGATATTTAACAAAGCATCCCGATCAATATCATCCATTTCTGGATTGGTTATTGGGAATGTTATTTGGTCAAATACTGGTCGAGGAAAAGCTCTTAAGTCAATATAGCGATTGACGATAAGTTCAGCATCTGTTTGATTTTTGATACTTGAATTGATTGCCTCTGATTTATATCCATAAAGTCCAACACTTGTGGCATCAACTAAAGTTTCGGTATCATTAAAATTGTTGCCGTAATTCAAAGTTATATCGTTGCGTATATCTCCAGCCCTAACTGTGGTTTGAATACCAGCACCAATAGCAGTATTAGCTGAGATTTCTGTAAATCCGTTGGTTGCTAGATAATTTTGACGATGAGCAGCATCTGCATAACCGATATTTCCTGAAGCATCTTCATAAAGATAACCAAATGCGGAATTGGCTATTTGAGCAGCTATGTTGTAAATCGTATCCGTTGAAGATCCACGATTGACCATTTCATATTGTCCTGGACGATCAATATCTCCAATTCCTAAGTTTTCGGCATTTGCCCATGTAGTTGTTGGATCATAAGTTGCCCATGTTTGAGAGGCTGAAACACCTGTCCAATTGCCAACTAAAAATTCAGTAAGCAAAGCATAAATCTGATCGCCATCATCATCAGAAGTTAAAACACCTTCGCTAATAGTTTTAGCCAATTTGGCCAAAGATCCAAGTGCAATAATGTTGTATGAATAAACTATGCCAACTGAACCTGAGGCTCCTACTGCTGTGCTGATGTCGGTTATATTGCCACCAAAAATTGAAACGTAAGTCCCAGATGTGTCTTTAATTTGTAAAGATAAACCATCATTAATGTTGAACGTGTAATTCTGATTTTGTAAAGCAACTAAAGTAATATCTACATAAGATGGATTAGGTTGTAAATAAAGATCATCACGACCAGCCAAATGGTTAATTTCTGAAATTGTTACATTAGTGTAATCAACACCATTGATTGTGAGTTTCCAGTCTGGATCAAAGTTGCTCACTAATTGCCTCTAACGCTTGAACCCGCCAAAGCCGGAATTGATCTGGCTGATGATTGAGTTAATACCTTAGCCACTGCTCTAGCTGCGCCTTCGCTATCTACTGCCTTAACTGTAATGTTGTTTACTGTCGTGCGGTTTTCTCTAGCGTTTGGTGTGGTTGAAATTGTAGGCACTGATTGACCGAGCATTGTTCCAGTAAGTGATGGGTTTGGAATGTAACCAATATCTGCGCCAGGTTTAACGATATTAACTGCTCTTATGGCTTGATTGGCAAATTCCACAACCAAACCAATTGCTTCTCTAATTAAAGTTATGAAATCAATAATTCTTGTGCTTACAACAGAAACAATTGTTCCAATTGTTGCAATTCCTTTTTGACTCTGATCTAAAGAATCAACTAATCCTTCATCGCCAGTTAATCCTGCTATAAATGCGTTTAATGCTGGAATGCCAGTTGTATTTAAGAAGCCAATAAATCGCTCAACCTGTGGCAATAAGGCAGTGCCTAAACTCTCTTTAGCCTCATCAAAGCCAACTTTTAAGCGATCGATTTTGCCTTGAAATGTTTCAGCATTTTTAGCAGCTGATCCACCATAAAGTTCTGACAATTTTGCTTGCACTTCTGTAAATGAAAGAGTGCTTAATTCAGCCTTAGATAAACCTAATCCAAGTCTCTGCAGTGCAGTTGTGTTGCCATCTTGTGCTTTGCCAAGTGCGTTGGCTACTTCTTCTAAGCTCTTGCCTGATCCTTTGCTTATGTCTAAAGCAAGGGCTAATAGTCTTTGTGCTTCGCCAACATCTTTAGTGGATACTGCCAATCTCTGCATGGCTGGTCGCAATTCATCATCAGCAACACCAGTTGCCAAAGATGTCTTGAGGATCATGCTCTCGGTTGCCTTTATTTGGGCATCTGTAGCCCCTGTGGCAGCCTTTAGGGCATTGGCTAATCTAAGTTGTGCTTGCTCATCTTGAATCGCTGCTTTAACGCCATCAACGGCTAATTTAACGCCATAAGCGGCAGCAGCAGCTGCAGCAGCGGCAAATGCCAAACCTGCCTTTTTACCAAACTCTGAAATCTTGCTTGAGTTATTTTCAACGGCTTTATCGGCTTGATCTAATTTCTTTTTAAGATCATCAACATCAGCAAGGATGGATAACTTAAGCGTGCGATTACCCGTTGCCATTATGCCCACTCCTTAAGAATACGATCAAAGGCTATTTCCCATTTATTCACTAATTCAGGCTGAATTCTGCGAAGGGTTGGATAAATAAACCATCCTCGACTACCTCTGCCTTGCCGTCCTGAATAACTAGGGAACTGCTTGAACTTATTTGAACCAAACTCAAGACCACCCCATAGGGTCTGC